CCTGTAATACTACGAGCGCCTGTAATATTTGCAAGAGGTGCGTTTACTACACCAAGCTCTTCCGGAGTCAAGTACGAAATGTTGTTTTCGATTGAGAATGATCCACCGGTGAGTACAATACTATAAGCGTCATCTGGTGATGAATCTGTACGGTTCAAAGTGACGGTAGAGATACGGTTACGAATAAAGTTATCGGTGCCTGTGGTACCCGTAGTGATTGCAGCTGCAAGATTACCGATTCTAGCTGGGCTAGAAGTGTCGTTTGGTGTTTCATCACCCAAGTCTTCAATATCTACTGCAAACCCAGACCATGCGCAAGTAGCAATTCCGTCGATGTCAAAGTCGATAGAAGCTGAGTTAACAACTGCTTTATTTAAACGGAAGTATTGCTTGTTAGTGCCATCTTCGAATGCAAACACAATATTCCAGTTATCGGGCATAGCTGAAATATTAGAAGCATTAAGATTGAAAGTATTCTCTGTATTGCCTGTAAGAGCGTTAACAGCGGTATTACTAATACCTTTGTAAACATTAGTGGCACCTGTTTCGGGAGAGTCGTTTTGCAGGCCAAACTGATCTGCTCCAAACATCATTGCCCAAAGTGCCTGCTCAGGAGCAAGTACATTTGTGGAAACTACTGGTCGAATATAAGTACTAAAAGACCACTCGGAAGGTGACAAGCTATCGTTAAACAATAGTCGTGCACGACGAGAAGTCTCACCAGCTTCGTTAATCGTCACTTCGCTAGCGTTAATTGATTGTGTAAAAGAGAACCCCTCCAACACGGGTACTTTCCATGTTGTGAGGACTGATGTACGGGCTATATCCATACACTCGATATACACATCTGCATTTCTTTGAAATTGTAATGCCATGAGTTTTATCTCCATTAGCAGTTTAACTGCTATCTTAACCTATGAAGGTTAGTAACGAACCTCGCAAATTATTTCTCCAACACCTAAGGGTTCAAGGGCACCTTCATCCGAGTCTATGCTTACGATTGTTATCTGATGCGTATACTGCGAATTATTATCCAAGTCTTTATACTCAAGACGAGAATTTTGCTCTAAAACTGTTTCGATATCTTCAAATAATTTTTCTAATGCAAAGATCGCATTTTCTTCCTGTACATAAACTCTTATGGTTACGGTAAGAAATCGATCTTTATATCCACCACCTTGGTATTCTCGGCTCTCCGCACCAGCACTTACGTGAACTGCAGGGAAGTCCGAAACTTCGTCCCAAAACTGCAGACGAGGCAGTACATTATTATAGAGGTTACTTCTAAAAGGAGAGTTTCCGTTAATTGTCTTTAACTTTTCTTCCATAGCTTTCACGATGCCCATACGCCGTGTTGTATAGTCTCGCTCTGCCATTATACTCTCCTAGTATAAAATCTTCCGACTAATAGTTCTCCAGCGATTTCTCGAATGGACCTATCAATCACTACTCTTGGGTCTCTTTCTGTAGATCCCTGTCTTCCACCAGGCTCAAAAGTCTGGTATGGGTTACGTTGGTATGTGTATCCAATACTTGGGAAACCTTGTTGAGTTCTTGTAATATCAGTTACTCTTGCTGAGTTTGCAAATCTTCCCGATCTGTACTGAAGACCTGGAAGGGTCATGTTTCCTGCTACCACTCTTGGCAGCTTTTGATTTATTAAAGCAGCTAAAGAAATTAAAGAAGTTGACGGAGTTCCAGAGGCTACTTTTCTTTTAATTTCTTTACTTTTAGTTCTTGGGTTAAAAACAACCTTAGACTTTTTAGTCTTAGTTTTTGCTTTTACTGTTTTCTTTTTAGTAGTCTGGCTAGATAGGTTTCTTTTAGTGTTTATACTTTTAGTAGGAATCTTTACTGACTTATTAAAAGTTTCTACTATCTTCTTTTTTTCTATCTCAACCCTGTCGTCTGACCCAGACCAACTTTTAATATTTTTACCTGTAGCTAACTTATTTTTTATTGCTGCAGTAATAGCACCTTGAGCTTGGTAAAGAACAGCCATTTCTTTTCTAGCTTGCCTTCTATTTTTTGACTTGGCGCCTACATAAGCCTCTACTATAGTTTTATCGTCAGTAGATACATATTTTAAATATATTTCTAAGTTTAACTCTTCGAACACAGCTCTAGTTGCTTCATCACTACCAACTTGAGCTTTTACATCATTGTAAAGTTTCGTAATTCCTTTACCAACCTGTCTTTCGGCTACAGATTTACCAAAGGCGTGCTCTAAATCAGCAAAAGATTTTTCGTTACTTAATTTAGTATCTTCTACGCCTGATTGCTTTTGCACGTAAGAGGCTATGTCCTGCCAAACTTCATTTAATATTCTTGTATAGCCTTGCCTTACTGTAGCAAAACTACCGATATCGTATTCTTGTCCCTTAAAACCAACTTTTGTTTCTAACAATTTTGAGTCTGTAACAAATGCTCGTACAGTAAACTTTTCGGAGTTGCCAGTAACTTTTATACTAACTCCAGGCTGATTAATAGATTTAAACTCTCTTATCAAGTCTTTCATAATAGCTCGAGAGCGAGTTTCTATTTTCTTTTTTACTTTTTCTTTTTGTGCGGGGGATAAGGCTTTCCAAGCTTCATACTTAGCAGTTCTAGTCTGCGTCTTTTCTCCCGTTTTTCTGTCTTTAATATTTCTTATATGAGTAAATCTTAGTTGATTGAATATAGCTAAATATATTCTTCTAACAGTAAATGTGGCTACCGTCTCTTCTAAGTCTAGCTCTTTTCTAAGACTAGCCGACATTATTTTTGCGGCCTCATCCAAGATAATATTCAAGGCTTCTTTAGACATCTCTATACAAGTCAAGAACTCTACGAATATGATCTGGGAAACCTGAGTCATTTCGTATAGTTGCCACGGCTCCTTCACGAGTAGTTGAGCCAATAGTCTGTTGTTGCTTGTACTCTTCTTTGTGGTAGTATGTAACGATATCTGCTACCGCAAGTTTTAAATCTTCTGGAATGCTAGTATAGCCAGCCCTGTACTGTACTTTTACCGCTCCTACACCTTTCGGAAAATCCCTATACTGACCGCTTTCTGTAGTTCGAATAATAGACTCTGTTAATTCATCAAAGTACCATTCATATTTATTATTCGTACCATTTCGAAAAAGTTCAATATAAGCCTCTCCTTGGTTACTTCTTTCAAATACACCCGTAATTTCAATTACAGGAGTTTCTTCTAACTGCACTTGTGCAGTGTCCCATTGAATATTAAATATTTCTGTCTTACCTGGTGAAGCTATATAGGTGTCAAAAGTCTGTCCAGTATACGATCGTACAAGTGTGCTCACGCTCGTCAGCAGTTGCTCGAACTTATCGTCATTCTGTGTAGAGTTAAGACCTTCTAACAGTTTGTATTCATCAAGAGTAAGTAAATTCGCCATTTTAAATCCAAAAAGGAATGAGGAGCCCGTTAGGGCTCCTCGTGCTCAATTAAGCGTACTTCAGTGAAACTACTTGACCAGCATCTGTAAAGAGCCTGTCAAAGCCACGTCGCTGTGAAGCAACAAGTACACGTCGCTGGTTAGCGACTTCGTAATCTTGCTCAATAGTTACACCACGGAGTGTGGGTACTACGAAGTTACGAGTATTAACGGCTACGGCACACATCTTGCCTGTTGCAGCTCCGGGGAACTCATCACATACAATTACGGGTGAGCCGTAAATGTTGCCGATTTCACCGGTAACGCGTGTAGCGCGCTGATCACCAACTTCGTTGATAGTCTGGAAGTCTGGATCCTCGAGCAACTGGAAGTAGTAGTCAAGAGAGACGACAAAGATTACGTCTCCTGGACGACGACCATACTTGCCCATTGCTTTACGTGCGCGAAGCAGATCGTCTGCAGGAGCACCAAGGTCAAGTACGTCCACAGGTGAGTTTACAGCACTTCCTGTAGTAAGAGACTTTGAGTCACCTACTGACATTTGAACAAGACCTGTGTAAGGAGTTCCAATCAGGTCATCAGCGTGTGAGCCCATAAGAAGCGAGTGCTCAATAGCACGTGCGTGTGAACGAACCATAGATTCACGAATCAAAGGAAGAATTGGCATAATTGCGTCTTCTTCAGTCTCGTTTACAAGGTAAGAGTTAGAAATCAACTTACTTGCAGTCAAGACTTTGTTACCCATGTCAATACCGTTCAGTACCTGAGGAGATGCTGCTGCACCGCCTGCATTCACACCGCGCTCAGTCAAGTTACCGTGAGGAGCGTCTCCGCTACCCTTACCTGCGGCGTTATTCCACTCTGCATAACCTGCGTCAGGCATAGTAGGAATAATCATAGAGGCAGCAGTCATGTTAACCTTACGGAACAGTGGGTCAAGTACCAGCTCAAGCTGAATGTCACGCTCGATTTCTGTTGAAACGAATGTTTCGAAAGCTTCAACGCTTACTGAATCAACTGCAACACCTGACATATTGTTTACAGCCTTTTCCATAACGTCACGACCCATCTTAGTGTCAAGACCCTTCTGGGTAATCACACCGAGGAAGTGTGCGTCGAGAGCTTCTTCACGCATAGACTCGAGGCCCTTACGTGCTTCTCCGCGGTCAGCGAATACTCGCTTAGACTCACGCATTTTTTGGAGTTCTTCTGACTTTTCAGTCAACTCATTCTTCATCTCGCCTACGATACGTGCGTAGTCAGCATCCTTCTCAGCGAATTTCGCTTCGAGATCAGCAACGAGCTTTTCTGTACCTGATTGTACAGCAGTTACAATTCGAGCTTCTTCTGCAGACTTTTGTGCAGCAGCTTCTTCAGCAGCTTTTTGCTCTGCTTCCAATGCTTTTGCTTCCTCTGCCTTTCGCTCAGCTTCTTTCATTGCCATAGCAGTAGCCGTCTTCTCGACAGCAGATGCTACGATGGCGTCGATATCAATATCACTCATAGTTTTCTCCTGTGCTAGGGATTCATCTAGTCCCTTTGGCATTGACTCGTCGTGTTCTTTAGCGAACTCAACAGTTACTTTATCTTCAGTTTCCTGAACATTCAGTACGTGTTTTTCCGAGGAGTCTTCGTGTTTGAAAGATTTTTTGAATTCTTCATACTCATTTTCAGAGTTAAAAGATTTCGCAAGAGAGAAGGTTGCAGCTTGGTTAGCAGGAACCGTAACTACTGATACCTCTAGTAGTTCTGCATCCTTGATCTTATATCCGTCAGTTTCCACCATATAATCCGCGTCCTTGACTCGGAAACCAACAGAAAAAGCTCCAAGAACGCCTTCTTTAATCAATTCTCCTACATGACCGGCTGATTTAGCAATTTTTGCTTTTAACTGCAAACCATTGTCATTAGTACCAAGCTGAACTGCTCGGCCAATCGGTTGATTGTAGTCGTGATTAAAAAGAATTACGGGATTATTAAGATAGTTATCGAGACCGCCCTTTGTCCAAGCTTCAGTTTCAATAATATCGCCTACTCGATCAGTACCATTGGTACTTGCCATTCCGGTGATGTGAAGAGTATCATCCTCTTCAAACGCCTTGAAAGTCGAGCCAATGTGAAAGATTTTATTCATGCTCTTCTTCCCTACTTGCTCTTGCCACTCGTAAAGCCTCTAAAGGATCTACTTCTGGTTCGAGCTCTGGAGCCGGTGCAGGCGCGGGAGCCTGAACGGGCGCTGGTGCGGGCTCGTGAACGATACCCAGTTTGGTGTCATAAATTTCATTCCACCTGTTTCTATAAACTTTTTTAACTTTTTTAGCAACTAGTCGAGCGTTTTCTCTAGTAAGTTTTCGAATCTCTCGGCTAGTTTTGCTTCTAAGTACTATCTCGTTGATAGTTAGCTCTCTTTCGGCCTCTAAATACCAGCCAAAGACTATTTCATATAATTGAGGTTTCATTCTTCATCTCCTTCTACGGGGCGACCACCTTCTGAAGGGTTAGCGGCAGACCCGGCAATGTTCTGAGGTACTCGAATTTCGTCAAAGCCCTCTTGAGCATCATAGTTAATTGCGGCTCGTGCTTCGTTTGGAGTAAGTATTCCAGAGTTGACGAGAGTCGTATAGTACGCTGCTGCGTCACGAAGCTCTGGCTGAAGTGCAGGAATGTCGCTAACATCAGATGCAATCTCATAGCCGAAAAACCGCTCAAGAGCCGAATTGATCTTATCAAGAATCGGCAAAATTGTTTCTAAATAGTAGAGTCTATGATTTGGACGAAGGTTAGCATTATTGCCAGAATCTAATAGTAGGGGAGGGATGCCTAAAGACTTTAGCAGTTCTTTTTCTGCCGACTCAATAGAAGCCTCAAAGTCTAGCTCTCGGAAGTTTACATTTGTAAGTTTATCTACTTCCATTCCACCATCTAGTATTAGAGGGCGTCGTCCTCCACCGTCTGGACGATAACGCATAATCCACGACTGAATCATACGCTCTTTGTTCTTCTCACTAATAACAGAGGGCGATTTAATTACGAGTCCAGGCACAGCTCCGTTACGGAAGAAATTGTCTTGGAACTGCCGCATTTTTGTAAGTTGTTCCATTGTTCTGCGAGCAGAGCGAAGGCGGCTAGTTCCTCGATAAATACTATCAAAACTATTCTCTTTAATATGAATAATTTCTGATGCAGTATACTTAATATTTCTCTGAAAAGTATAACCTGCGACGTAGGTTTCTGTATCCGGCTCTATATCTGTATAGTTTGCTGGAAGATGATACAGCGAAACCCCATCGTAATAAATAAAAATATTCCCGTCTAAGATATAATCGAGAATGAGGTTTCTCTTAAAAGACGATATATCTTGAAACGGGTTTGGCTCTTTATTTAATAAAAGGTTTACTCTTGATCGACGAACTCCTTTTTGAACTGGGTTAGTGCCTTGAATTGGCGGCCCAACACGAAATGGGACTTCAGCTGCATCGTCAGTAATCATATTCACACCACGATTTACAATTTCAAGTGTCTCGTAGTATGTAGTATAGTGGCGAGGAATTTCACGAGAACCAATAGGGCCAGCACCCTCTAGGCTATATACGATCTCTTCT